AAAGCAGTAAAGGGTAGGGGATACTATCTTCCTTCCGATCCTGAAATTGGACCTGATCCATACAATCCAGTTGGCCCTATTGTTTCTTATGTTACTCCAAGAGAAGCGGCAAAGAAAATGAGAGGAAATGGTTGGCTTAGAACTGATCCTAACGGAGATGAAATCGTTTCCTTTGCTGAAAGAAATAGAAGGTCTAATTTAGAAAGTGCCGAAGGTGGCGGTTGGCCTGATTGGGTTCTTTTTAAGAGAGGTGAGACATTTGTCGGAGACGCAGGTTATCAAAGTCCTGGTTGGGGATTTTTAAGTGGAAATTTAGGAGACATGTTTCGCTTTGCTTGGGGAGATAATATAGTAGCAGGCGGTGCTTTTAGGTATGAAGCAGGAAACCAAATGGGAAGAAGCGAAAATGAACCTATGGTTATTACTGCATGGGGAGATCCAGAAGACCCAAGACCAATCATGTCGGGTGGATTTAATATATCTTTTTACAACTTTGCTGTGGTGTCTTCTTTGGATGTTCAACCAACTTCCGATGGCTCTGCTAGAGGTGGACTTCAATTTGGAAACGCAAACCCAGTATCATATAATTGGTGGAAAACTATAGTAGAAGATTGTAGGAGTGAAGGGCATCCTATGATTCCAATTATGGGTGCAGACAGAAAAATGGACTTGACAATTCGTCGTTGTGTTTTTGCGGATGGGTGGAGTTCTGGTGGTCACAACTCAGCGCCCTTTAATGGTCTGAAAGACGGAGCAAAATTAACTTTTGAAGAGTGTGTGTTTGACAGAAATGGATATAAAGAAAACCCAGCAGATGCAACAGAATGGACAGGAAGTTACGTTTCAAGTTTATCTAGGGGTGGTGCAGATGGTCTTGCTGAACCTGGAACCGGAATTCAACCAACTAGAACTTGGTTTGATAGAAACTGGTATATGTCAGGTAATTCAGGAAATGAATTAGTTCTTCGTGGAAATATCGCTGCAAGAACTGGCGGCGGCGCAGAACAACTTCGCTCTGGTGGACTGGCATATCGAAATGTGTTTTTGATGAATCATGATGGAATATTAGCGGGTGCTTCAGAAGCAGAATATGGAAATCATAATACCTTTGTGGTTCAAAATCTTTTCTTACATGATGATGTGTTTCTTCCTCCGGGTGGATGGGGAATGAATAATTATTGCCAAGGTGGAACTGCAATAATGGCAGAAAATATTTATGCCCATCCAAATTTTAGAGGACAAAACGGACCTGGGACATTCTTTCTTTGGAATGTAAGACAAAATGAAATAGTACAACGAATAATGATTGGTAATGTTTTAAGAGCAGAAGGTCCGTTTAGAGGATTTGCAACACAAAGAAGTCTTTCCGATTTTACTCAACCCACTATTACTATAAAAAATAATGAATTTGCTGTTGAGAGTATAATACCTCCTGGTTATGGTGCAATAAGTAGACCAACAAAATCAATTTTAGATACTGTTGATAATAATTATTATTTCGGAAACCCAACTTCTTCTTCTTTTACTATTGGTTATGGTGGTGGACCACAATCAATAGTAAACACAAATACAACTTTTCAGGCTTGGCAATCACAAGGATATGACACAAACAGTCAGATGATAAGTGATTGGAATACTTTTAAAAGCACAGTTGGGTGGACTGATCCTAATAGAGATATAATTTCTTATATGCAAGCAATAGACCCAACTTATATTCCTGATGAAAATGTTCGCGTTGACTATGGAACAAAAGTTCCACAATCGGTTTCAAAATTAGTAAAAGATTTTATCCCACAATCTGGATTTGGTGGAATAACAGATGCACAACGCAGAAGTATAGCAGCAAAAAGATTTCATGCTGCCGTAACTTTTCTAATGAGAGCAAGAGAAAACAGAAAAGGAAATTGGGACACAAATTATACAGCAGATGCATTAAATGATTATATCAGAGTAGGTTTTGGTAAACCAACTTTATCTGAAACACCATATATATTAACTTTAGAAAGTGCTTTTGAATTTGTTTCTGTAGAAGAACCTTGTTTAATTAATGATTTAACTCCAACTACAAATTCTTTTGATGAATCTGGTGGAACTGGTACATTTACGATTTCAACAAGCAGTGAAAATTGTCCTTGGACCGCTTCTTCAAATAGAGATTGGTTGATAATAACTCAAAATGATTCTGGTGTTGGATCTATAGCAGAAATTGAATATTCAGTTTCTCCAAATTATTCAAATTCAAATAGAAATGGAACAATAAATGTAGGAGGACAAATTCATACTGTATCTCAAGCAGGAGTTAATTGTTCAATAAGTTCCATAAATCCAACTACAGCATCAGTAAGTGCATCTGGAGGGACAGGGACTATTAGTTTTTCAAATTCAAATAACACATGTTCTTGGACTGCTGTTTCAGACTCTTCTTGGTTGAATATAACTCAAGGTTCTTCTGGAACAGGAGAAAATGGAACTTTGACATATACAGTTCAAGCAAATCCTCTAACTTTCTCAAGAATAGGAAAAATTACTTTAAATTCTTCAGAAATACTTATAACACAAGAACCTAATAATCAAGATATTATAGGTACACTAGAACAAACTGTTGGAAGCCTTGAATCTCATAATCACAAAATTTTAGCATCTTATTCTGGTCACATAGAAAGACCATTTAATAAAGATTATATTATAGATTTATCATGTAGTAAAGAAAAAGAAATAATTAAATTATCTGTATTAACAAATACAGGAAGTGCAGTTTGTAAGTTACATAAAAAATCAAATAATACAGTTACAGAACTTGCTAATTTAATGGCAACAACCACCATTACAACAGAATCTAATATTTCTAATGAAATTTTACTTGAAGGTGATCAATTATATTTAACTATATCAGAAACTGATTGTAGAGATTTAAAATTTATTGTAAGTTATAAACAAGATTGTGAAACTAATGTTATTTCATAAGGTTTAAAAAATAATGTTTACTAACAAATCTATACATTATAACACAGAATGGTTGTTTTGGCCGGAAGAAAATATAAATTCTTTTAATATTATACATCCAACTCATGTAATTACTACAGTAGAAGAATTACAAAATTTAAAATTAGTAGTAACAAACAAAGATAGTTCTGGCTCAGAATTACCAACAGTATCGAATGGTACTATTACAAATTATACATGGAAAATAAATGAACAAATTATTAAAAATGGATCTGGTGTTGAAAATTCTTTTTATATACCAACAGAAAGTGATGTAAATGAAATAATAACTTGTACAGTTACTGCAACTTCTACATATGATCCAACATTAACTGTTAGTAAAGTTGCTTATTTGCAGATTATATTTTCAGATTCTTAATCAATTAAATTATTTTTAAATTATGGAAAAAAATCAATTTGAGAAAAATATGCAACATATATTTGATCTTCCAGAAGAGACAAACGAATCTATTCCTACTAATTTTGAAGAAATTCTAGAAGAGTCGAAAGACATTTCTATTATAAATAATGAGGAAGATAAAGAAAAAGATCTTCAAAAAGATTATAGAACTGTTAGAAAAAATCTAAGAGATATAGTTAAAAAAGGAACAGAAGCAATCGATGGAATACTCATGGTTGCTTCGGAAGGACAGAATCCCAGAGCATATGAAGTCGTTTCTCAACTTATTAAAAGCGTTTCAGATGCAAACAAAGATTTGTTGCAATTGCACAAGCAAATGAAAGAGATTCGCAGAGAGGACGACAATTTCGTTCGGGGTCCTTCTACCGTCAATAATTCTATATTTGTAGGAAGCACCAAAGAACTTCAAGAATTATTGAAAAACAAGAAAAAAGAATTGATGAAATTAGAAGATGAGAATATAGTCAATGACGGAGAATAATTCTTCATATCTTGGTAATCAAAATATTAAAGGATCAAACGTAAGAGTATCTTTTACTCCAGAACAAGTAGAAGAATATATCAAATGCTCTGAAGATCCAATTTATTTTATTGAAAATTATGTTAAAATTGTCAATCTAGATGAAGGATTGGTAAATTTTAAGATGTATGATTTTCAAAAAGATATGATTCGAACTGTTCACAAAGATAGATTCGTAATAGCAAAACTTCCACGACAAACAGGAAAGTCAACATCTGTTGTTTCATATCTTCTTCACTTTGTTTTATTCAAAGATAATATGAGTGTTGCTATTCTTGCAAACAAGCAAGATATTGCAAGAGATCTTTTGGCTAAACTCAAAGTAGCATACGAGTATCTCCCAAAGTGGTTACAACAAGGTGTTGTCGAATGGAACAAAGGTTCTATTTTATTAGAAAACGGATCAAGAATAAAAGCAGCCGCAACTTCCTCGAGCGCTATTCGTGGTGGTTCTTATAACTGTATCTTTCTTGACGAGTTTGCTTACGTTCCTCCTCACATTGCTGATGATTTTTATTCATCTGTTTATCCTACCATTTCTTCTGGTCAAGAAACTAAAATTCTTATCGTTTCTACACCAAACGGTTTGAACATGTTTTATAAAATATGGACGGATGCAGAAAATAGAAGAAATTCATTCATTCCCGTAGAAGTCCACTGGAATCAAGTTCCTGGAAGAGATAATGAATGGAAGAAAAAACAAATTGCAAATACTTCAGAACAACAATTCCGAGTAGAGTTCGAATGTTCATTTATTGGTTCTACCAATACTTTAATAGATCCAACAAAATTAAAGATCATGGCATATAATGACCCGATATACAAAAACGACCAAGGTGTCTGGATTTACGAGTACCCAGAAAAAGACCATTTATATACGATGGTGATAGACACCTCTAGAGGCCAAAATATTGATTACCATGCTTTTGTCGTAGTTGATATTACTACTATACCATATAAAGTAGTTGCCACTTTCAAAAATAATGAAATTTCACCGATCATCTATCCAAATCTAATATATCCTATAGCCAAAAAATACAATGATGCGTATATTTTAGTAGAAATTAATGATATTGGAAGCCAGATAGCAGACATTCTTCATTCAGAATTTGAGTATGATAATATTCTTTCATCTGTCTTCAAGGGAAGAAAAGGACAGATGCTAAGTAGCGGGTTTGGGGGAGGAACTTCCATGTTTGGTCTTAGAACCACCAAAGCCGTAAAACGACTTGGCTGTTCTCTAATGAAAAGCATGATTGAAGATGATAAATTGCTAATTACTGATTATAGAATAATTCAGGAATTGGTCACTTTTATCACAAAAAGAACCTCATACGAGGCAGAGGTAGGTCACAATGATGATTTGGTCATGTGCCTAGTTCTATTTTCTTGGCTAACAAGTCAAGAATATTTCAAAGAACTAACAAATCTGGATATGAAAAAGAATATTTTTAATGATAAAATCAAGCAATTAGAAGAAGAAATCGTTCCATTTGGGTTCATAGAAGATGGAAGAAAAGATGAGGTGGAAGTAGATAACTCTGGAAATGCTTGGTATACAGTATTTTAAACAGCAAAATATTTAAAAATATAAATAAAATCGAAACGTATATTAAGATTTTTCGAAAAAGGAGAGATAAAGATGGCATTTCAACTAAGCCCAGGTGTAAATGTAACCGAAAAAGATTTGACTCTAATAGTACCTGCAGTTGCAACAACACCAGCAGGCATTGTTGGACCCTTTCAATGGGGACCAGGAAATGAAAGAACCCTTATAACAAGTGAAACGAATTTAATAAAAATGTTTGGTGGTCCTCTTTCTTCATTAGATTCCGGAATCTCTGAAGATTACGCAACATATTGGTTTTCTGCTAGTAATTTTCTTTCTTATGGAACAAATCTAACAATTGTTAGAGCACTAAGTAATTTATACCATACTGCAAGTAATGTTTATTCTACAGGAGAAACAGATTCTGAGGGAGAAGACATCACGACTTCTGGTATTCCTGTATCAGATGAAAGTGGTTTTTGGAAAGGAATTTTCAGCGAAATTTCATTTAGAGAATTTATGGAAGGAAATTCAAACACTACTATCAAATTTTCTGCTAGATACGCAGGATCATTAGGAAATAGTCTAAAGGTTGTAGTTTTAGATTCTGGTGTTGATTTTGAACAATCAACAGATGCAGTTTTAGTAGAATATTCTAAATTATTCGATTCTGCTCCTGGAACATCTTTATATCTTGAATCTATAACAGGAAGTACTGAGGTTAATGATGAAATCCATGTTCTAGTTATAGACGAAAAAGGATTATTCAGCGGTACTAAAGGTACTGTTTTAGAAAAATTTGAATTTTTATCAAAAGCATTAGATGCTAAATTACCAGATGGAACTAACAATTACTGGATGAATAAAATTAACAATGAATCACAATATATTCATGCAATAAATGCTCCAGTATTAGAAACAAGTTCAACTAAATTAGGCTGGGGAGAATCTGTTCTTTCTTTAGATGACACAAAAACTTCATTTAAATTAATTTCAGATACTGATAAATATGAAGAATTTACATTAAGTGGTGGTTCATTGGAAGGTTCTGGTTCTTGGGATCAAATTTCAGGTTCTACTCTTGATGGAAATATTATTGAATTTTATCAAAATAACTTTGGTGATGCAGAAACAACAGATGTTTCTCTTTTGATTGCAGGACCAGTTTCTGGGTCTGCCGCAAAACAAATAGTTCAAATTGCAGAATCAAGAAAAGACTGCATCGCATTTATTTCACCAAAACCACAATCTGGATCTTTGGAAACTTTATCACTTGAAGATGTAACCAAATATTTTGGCACAGATGTAAATTATCCATCATCATATGGTGTAGCAGATTCTGGATATAAATTACAATATGATAGATTTAACGATGTTTATCGTTATGTTCCTCTTTGTGCAGATGTTGCAGGTTGCTGTGTGACCACAGATCTAAATAGAGATCCTTGGTTCTCTCCCGCAGGATTTGATCGTGGTCGAATCAAGAATGTCATTCGCCTTGCATTTAATCCAAATAAAACCGAAAGAGATGAATTATACCGAAGAGGTATTAATCCTGTAGTTTCATTCCAAGGAGAAGGAACTGTTCTTTACGGCGACAAAACAATGTTAAGAAGACCAAGTGCATTTGATAGAATCAATGTCCGAAGACTTTTCATTGTTCTTGAAAAAGCAATTGCAACCGCATCTAAATTCCTACTCTTTGAATTCAATGATGACTTTACCCGTGCTCAATTTAGAAATCTAGTAGAACCTTATCTTCGCGAAGTTCAAGGACGAAGAGGTATAACAGATTTCCGTGTAGTATGTGATGAAACAAACAATACTCCACAAGTAATTGATTCAAATAGTTTTGTTGGTGATATATATATTAAGCCAAATCGTTCAATTAACTTCATACAATTGAACTTTGTTGCAACACCAACGGGCGTGTCTTTCTCAGAAGTTCAAGGGGCATAATTTAAAGAAAAAGGAATTAAGAAATGGCTAGAAACATTACAGATTTTTTATATAATTTTGATGGTGGTGCAAAACCAAATCTTTATGAAGTAAGTATTTTCCCAGCAAATTCTAATATTGATGGAAATGTCATGGGTGGTAAAAATAACCCCTCATTAACATTTCAAGCAAAGGGTGCTCAATTACCAGAATCTTCCGTTGGTGAAATAATAGTTCCATATTTAGGAAGACAAATAAAAGTTCCTGGAGATAGAGTTTATCAAGATCTTACTCTTACAGTTATTAGCGATGAGGCTATGGGATTAAGAAAAGAATTTGATAAATGGAATGGAGTTTTAAATGGTCACACAACTAATACACCTGATGGTAGTTTATATACTTGGACCAGAGACTCAGTTGCAGACATAGTACATCTTAGCAGAGAAGGAAAATACACTCACGGATATACATTATATGGTGTATTCCCAAAAGAAGTTTCTTCAATAGATTTAGCATATGATAATAATGATACTGTTATGGAATTTACGGTTACACTAGCATATACTTATCATACACCCCTAATTCCTATACCAACCACCGATCCACCTGAACCGGGATCTGGGGTAGGTTCCTAATAGGAAATTTTTATTATGCCATTTGAATTGTTTGGATTTTCTTTCGGTAGAAAGAAAGTTGAAGAACCAATAACACCTTTCCCACCGGACTCCGATGATGGTGCAACCATTGTCGAAGCCGGTGGTTTACAGGGTGTATATGTAGATTTAGATGGAACTGTAAGAAACGATATTGATCTTATAAGAAAATATCGTGAAATGGCATTGCATGCCGAAGTAGAAATGGCAATTGATGATATTGTCAATGAAGCCGTTACTGAAGATGGTGATGGTGATTTTGTTGATATAAATTTAGACAAAACAAGATTACCAAATCAAGTAAAAAGAAGAATGCAAGAAGAATTTTCTGACATTCTTCATTTACTTAATTTTAATATTGATGGTCCAGATTTATTTCGCAGATGGTATATTGATGGAAGACTGTATTATCATATAATTCTTGATGATAACCCAAAGAAGGGTGCAAGAGAATATCGTATGATTGATCCTCTTCGTATCAAGAAGATCAAAGAAATTAAAAAGAAAGAAAAAGTAGGAAATGTAGAAATTATTAGAGAAGTAGAAGAATATTATCTTTACTTACCTACTGATAAATCTCCAATTCAAAGAAGCACATATCTTGTTAATTATCCAGATTCTCCAAATGCTGGTATTAAGATTGCAGCAGATTCAATTAATTATGTTCAATCTGGACTTATAGAATCAAGAACAAGCAGAGTAATTGGTTATCTTCATAAAGCAATCAAGCCATTGAATCAATTGAGAATGGTTGAAGATGCTACAGTAATTTATCGCTGGTCAAGAGCACCAGAAAGAAGAATCTTCTATATTGATGTAGGTTCATTACCAAAAGTAAAAGCAGAACAATATATTCGCGATATCATGAATCGATATCGCAATAAAGTTGTCTATGATGCTGCAACTGGTGAAATACGAGACGATCGTAAGCACATGAGCATGTTGGAAGATTTCTGGCTTCCTCGACGAGAAGGCGGAAGAGGAACACAAATTGAAACTCTTCCCGGTGGTC